CAGCGGTCGCCGCCTGCCCTCGCGTCAGATCTTTCAGAAAACCAAGAGAAAGAATCGAGCCGATGAAAGCTGCCATGACCACGCCGTATTTGACCAGCACCACGCTTACGGCAGTGCTCGCTGGTTCTGCCATTGCTCTCTCCGGTACAAATTGAATCAGCCCCAGCAGCACTCCCAGCCATAGCGATGGGCGTGGAGGAGCCGAAAACGAAAAAGCCCCGGCGAATGCCGAGGCCCAATGAAGTTCAGGAAGCAAAAAGCCCAGCGAGTGGCTGGGCTTTATTCGTCGTCTCTCATAACGCGCAAGATCGACATGATGGGGTTAATTTACGGCCAGTCGGCCAATGGGTCAAGCGGCATCTACAAAGATTTGTTCGCTGTCGAATATCTCGGTCGCGTGGATCACGGCCTGCTCTTCGAGCCTCTCCAAACGCTTGTGGATTCCGCCTCTCCAGTTGCGGCGCGTTCTCTCCGGGGAGCCAGCCAGATCCCAGGTGTTCATATCGTAGAACTCGGAGGGGAGCACGATCATGTCGGTGGAGCGCTTCCCAACCTGAACACCCTTCAGCCTCGGTATGGCCCAGGCCGTCAGCGCCTTATAGATGAACAGTTGCGGTGCCGGTGACACCATTCGAGCCACCAGCCTGCCGATGGCTCCGACCTTGTTGGCCTTGTGCGTGGAGTACTTGGCCACCAGCACATCCCACTGCGCCGGGTCGAGTTGACGGTGCAGTAGCGCGTAGAGGCAGCAGTCGTAGTCGAACTTGTCGCGCACTGACAGCGTGCTGCCGGTGCCACCCTGCCGAAGGTCGGCGTCGATCAGCTTCTGCCAGGACTGCTTGGTGCTGTTGTCGATGTTGTCCGCTGCCAGCACCCGCACCAGGGTGCCCATCACGTCTTTGTACATAGCCATGGCTCAATCCCCTGTGTAGTTGGTGCCGCCGGCGCCACGACGGTTGTTCTGTTCGTACTGCGCGGAAGGCCCGGATGGGGCCAGCTTGCGAAATTGCGCAAGCAGATGATCGGCGGCCTGCAGGCGAATGCTCAGCTGCGTCACCAGCACCTCCAGCGGCAGCGCCTCACCGGTTTCGGCGGTGACCCAGCCCGAGGCGTTGCACTGCACGCAGGCCAGCTCATGGAATACGCCCTTGATCACCGCGCGCCCGCGGCATGCCGGGCACTTGGCCAGGTCCAGTTGGGCGGCGCGGAATGCTGGGCCGTGGGAATTCTTCATTATCCGACCACCCTCAGCCCCTGATCACGAAGCGCCTTCTCCGCCACTTCGCGAGCCCACAACGCATCCGGATCGCCCATCACGGCAGGAAATGGGTTGCTGACTCGCAGAGTTTCTCGAGACGCCCGCCATGATTCCCAGCGAGCGCAATAACGAGCGGCACGATCAGCGGAGCAGCAAGCCACGCACTGCACGATGTAATCACCTGCCGGGCCAACCTTCGACTCCCAGCACATGCCGCTCGGGACCGGGAAGCGCTCCTCGAACTGGGCGCGGTTTACGTCTGTTTTCATCATTTTTAAACCTCGCCCTTAACAAATTGTGGTTCTGGCTCGCAGGCCCCGCCGTTCAAGGCGTCTACGAGGTTTTGCGAATCTTCATATCTAACGCCTGTCTGCGCGTAAATCGACTTGAAGCCGCGCTCATCTAACCAGTTGTGCCACTTCACCAAGGCCAGGCGGCGCTGCTCTTTGGCCTGGGTATTGATGTAGGTGGAAGCGATCTTGCCCAACGAGTGGTTGAGCAGCATCTCGCCGATGTGGCCGTCGACGCCAAGGTCAGTCCAGGCGGTACGGGCCACCTTGCGCAGGTCGTGACTGGTCCAGGCGCCCTGCCCCAACCGAGTGAAGACGGCGCTCGCCTGGTTGTCGCTCAGCGGCTTGCCACGGCGTGACGGGAACAGGAAGCCACCTGCATATCCTTGGGCGGTCTGGAGGTCACGGTAGCGGCGCAGCAGTGCGACGACTTGGTCGGTCAGCGGCACCCGCAGCTCGGTCTTGGTCTTGGTGTGTTCGGCCGGCAGGAACCACTCGCGCTCCGGCAGCGTGATATCCGCCCAGCGCGACTGGCGGGTCTCACCGATGCGGGTGCCGTGGCAGAGCATCATCACGGCCAGCATCGCGTCGCCCGGCGCACGCTCGAAACGCTCGGCCAGCAGCGTCACCAACTCGGGCACCTGCACATCGCGCAGTCGGGCGGGCTTGGGCTGGATTCGCGCCGATGTGAAGTTGCTGAACTTCAGTTCGGCCATGGGGTTGATGGGTATCAGATCGAGCTTGCGCGCCTGACGAAAGGCCATGGCGAGCAGCCGGTACAACTGCTGGACATACGACAGCGACAGCTCAGCCTGGGCCGGCCACATCAGCAGCTTGTCCAGGCTCTGCGCACTCACATCCCGAAGTAGCAGATCGTCCAGGCGCGGTTTGAGTTGGCAGCCGATCGCGGACTTGATGGCTGAGCGGCGCTTGTCGGACAGTGCCCGCGACCCGGCCATGCGGTCACCGAACCAATCAAGCAGCTCGCCCACGGTCAACCAGCCCGACACGCTGGCCGCGCCATCAGCCGCCACGCGCAGGCGCACCGCCGGCAAAGCCGCGATCACCTGCTTGGTGTTCAGGTCAGGAAAGGCGCCAATACGGTGCCACTGGCGCTTGTTGAGCAAGTACCAGGAACCGCGCGCACGGTTCTTGGCGAAACGAAAGTGCAGCGCCGGGTGACTGGCATCGCGCAGATCACGCACATGCTCAAGTTTGGCATTGCGGGCGATCTCGGCATCCGACAGCTTCACCGTCAGGGTTTTGATTTGGGTGCTCAAGCGCTCACCTTCCCTTCTTTGATCAAAATGGCCTGGGTTCGCATGACGCCCTCGGCGTGGTAGAGACGAACTTCGTCTCGAGTCAGTTGCACTGGGGCCCGAAGGCGCCCGTCGGCGATGTCGTGGCAGTAACCGCAGGCCCACGCAGCCTGGAAGTCGTGGGGCTTCATACCCATTCCGCAAGTACCCGCCAGGCGGTAGTGCGCGAGTACGGTGGTGGACGGCTCGCAAGAGCAGCCCGGGAATCGAACCTGGCAATCGCGGTCGCGGGCGGCGTTGGTGAGTTTGCTCACTGGCAACCTCCCGTGCGGCGGGCGCGTAATTCGGCCAAGGCCTTTTTCCCTACCTCCGGCGTTATCTTCGGTTCCAGGGCCAATTCTGCCACCGGCACCGGGCCCAACTGCTCGCCTTGCCAGATGCGGCGGCACTGGACCAAGTACTGCTTCTCGAAGCTGATCAAACCAAGCTCACGCGATAGCAGTGGAAGGCTATGAAAGCCCGCGGCGGCCGTAGCGTGGTATACGGCTGGGTGGTACCACTTCGAGCAATTGCGCATGGCGGGGTGGCAGTTTCGAAGAGCCTGGGCGTATGCGGACTCGACGCTGGGAAGCCCCAAGCCTTCAGGCGCAAAACACCAACTGACGAACACACCTGGGGCAGGAACGAAAGCCGACTTGCTCGCGCTCACAACGCGCATTCCGTGATCGATCTGCTCCATCCGAGTGATGCCGGATCGCATAAACTCGCCCAGCCACTCAAGCTTGGAGGCATTCATGACGGCCTCGGTCGGCCAGGACTGACGCCAGGCACCGCACGCACCGCGCAGCCGCAGGAAAAGATCGTCGATTACTGCCTGAGTTGAAGGATCGACAGCGACCACCGCCGGTGACTGGTCGGGCCCCTGATAGGTCGGGTCAGATCGGCGGCGAGCAACCAGTTCACCCACGGCGACCGGCTTGTTTGATCGGTTCACAGGCGCACCCCTTTCGATGCCCAGTCATCACCGGCCGAGCCTTCCTCGCTGATCGCTGTTACGGCTGCCTGGGCGCGCTCTCGTTTGATCCAGCCGACCAGTTTGAAACACCAGCCGGCGGCGGTATCGAGAACGGATGTTTTGGCTACGAAGAAACCCTTGAAGCCCGACAGCAGCTCAGGCGTCAGGGCATCAGCTGGCAGACCGGCGATTTTCAGTTGAGTTTGCAGCGCCTCTTCCGGCGGCACGAATTCAGCAAACATGGCGAAGCGCTGGCGATCATCCCGCGGCTCCAGGGCCTGACGATCTTGCTCAGCAATCAATTCTTCAAGTTCGCGCTGCTGCTCTTCGGTTAATTGATGGTTAAGTGATGTATTGGGTGCAGTGGCTGCACCCCGTTCTGTCGTAGGCTGCACCCCGTTCTGACCAAGGCTGCACCCCGCCACCTCTTCACGGGGTGCAGTGTCTGCACCCCGCTTGATCATGAGGTCATACACCACAGGGCGCCGATCGTGGCGATCGATATATACGGCTGCCAACGCCTGGTTACCACGAACGATCAGGCCGCATTCTTCCAGCAGGTCGAGCTTGATACGGACGGTACGCTCGGAGAGGCCAGTGTCATCGGTCAGTGTTTTTGCCGACGGGAATGCACCAACACCGTTCGAGCTTGCATAGTTGGCCAGGCACAGCAGCACGTGACGCGCACTTGAGTCTTTGAGGGTTTGAACGGGCAGAGAGAGCGCCCAGGACATTGCTTGAACGCTCACAGCGAAGCTCCAATATTCTTTTCGGCCAGGTAGGTCAGGCCTTTGGGTGTTACTAGTGCCTGGAATGCTGCACGCTCGACGCCGGTCTCGTTGTCGGGCTTCAGCGCAGTGACTTTGTGCTTCATGTATCCGGAGCGAATTCGGGGCTCTGCCGCAACCCAGCGAGTAGAGCCACCGCGGCGATAGATCCAGCGGTTGGCCTGCATCCAGTCGAAGAGCTTCGACGGGGGTATGGCCAGTTGCTTGGCTGCGTCCGTGATGCAGATCGCCCCTTCCGCAGCGGCAAGCCTTTTGATGGCCGCAACCTTCGGCGCCTGCAGCTCAATGACTCCGATCAGGCGCAGGTTTTCCTCGGCCTGGTCAGCCGCAAACC